AACCAGCACCTTTTGCAGCTTTAAAAAATAACCCGCAAAGTTGTATGGGAATGTAAAACCGACTCGGATTAAAGTGTGCTAAGATAAAGCCTCATTCAACAAACAGCGAAGGAAATTAAAATGAACATCATCGAATCACTCACAGCCCGCATCGAAGAGTACCGTGCTACAAACAAGCAGCCTTGCAAGAACTACGCAACACAGGAAGCGGCAGAAAAAGCCACTGCTGCTGCTGCTGCTGCCGCTGGAAAATACTTTGACCGCGAAGGCAACGCGCCTCGCTACGTGGTGTTTTTCAACCCAGCATGGGGCCGTTGGGTTGGCGCACTGGACTACACAGAGTTGTTCCGCCGCTCGACCCACAACGGTGGTTACATTGGCGCAATCAAAGGCTTTTACACTTATTAAACCAACGGGGCTTCGGCCCCAATCAACAGCGAAGGAAAAGCGAAATGTCAGAAACTCACATTGAATACCCAGAGGCCTATGCCGCCGCTCGTAGACGCAACATCATTCACAACGCACGTAAGACGTGGTTGGCGAGCACGCCGCGTGCCCATGAAATCCTTGACGCGGTTGACGAGGCCCGCGATTACAACGGCAGGGGTGCCGCAACCTACAAAGAAGGTTTTGCTGGTGCTATGGCCTTTGCCCTTGACACCTATGGCAAGCTTACGCCAAAGCAGTCTGAGGCCGTCCTGAAGGGCATTGATGCCCGTGCTGCACGCAAGGCAGAGTGGGCCAGCAAGCAAGCCGCGTTGGACGCTGACCGCGTACACGTTGGCGAGGTTGGAGCCAAGGTCACGCTGGTTTTGACCTGCGTCCACACCATCAGCTTTGAAAGCAGCTTTGGCACAGTGTGGATCAACATCTGCGAAGACGCTGACAAAAACGCCATCATCTATAAAGGTAATGCCAATGGCTTTCCTCAAAAGGGTGAAACCGCGACCATCATCGCCACGGTCAAAGAGCACGGCGTGCGCAACGGTGTCAAGCAAACCGTTATCCAGCGTCCAAAGGTTGTCAAGCAGTTGGAAGAGGTGGCAGCATGAATTACGGGAGCCATCACGCAGTCTTTACCAACAAGGTCAAAGAGTACGACTGGCACACCTGCCGTCGCGCCTTGTTTGACTGCCACGACACGCTGGCGCTGCACCCTGACCTGCCAACCGACGACCCCTACTACATCAAGCTGTGGGCCGAGATCGACGCATTGCGCGAACGGCAACTGGCCTTGCAGAAAAAAACCAAAGCATCCCAATAAACCCTTAAATTAACAGCGAAGGAAAACCCTCATGTACACATCAATCAGCATGCACCGCGTAGTTTCTGTGCAAGACCGCATCAAAGAGCAGTACCGAGAAATGACTGGCGATATTTTTTATGTCAGACATTTCGATATTGAATTTGAAGATGGCACGTCAGAGTACATTGCCTTGTATGCCAAAGAGGAAAAGAGCTTGGTGTCGTGGGACAAAAAGCCATTGGCACCCAATATCCAGTTGGAGGCTAGCATCATGGTTCAGGCCGTGCCTGATGCTGGGTTGCCAAAATACCGCGAAGACCTGCTTGCGCAGATTTCGTACGTGGACGATAAGAGCGCGGAGCACAGCGCCCGCATGATTGAGTACATAAAAGCGATAGACAGGCGTTTGGTTGTTGTGTAAAATAAAACTTGCGCGGTAGCTCAGTTTGGTAGAGCGCTTGGTTCATACCCAAAGGGCCGAAGGTTCAAATCCTTCCCGCGCAACCAAAACGCATGGGGATTGCTGATGGAGCCAGTGGTAGCAGCAGCCGCTTCGGAAACGAGGTATGGATTATCGGGGGTTCGACTCCCTCCAGTAGTCCCCATGCTTGTTGGTGGAAGCGGATTGGCCCCGCTGGGTTTCTTTCGTTGTTGAATTGCGCCCACACCCTGCCCTATGGGAGCCACCAACAGACTGCACTGGCGAACTTAAAGCGAATCGAATACACTCACGTTCATTCGCTCACTCACGCAGGGATTACGGGTTATGCCAGAAACCATCACCAAGGCTGCCAAACAGCCCGCCAAGGCACCAAAGGCCAAGACACAGGCCCAAGGTAGCGTCACACACAAACAAACGCCCCAAACGCCACGCAAGACTGGCCGACCATCAAAATACGACCCAGAGATAGCCCGCATCATCTGTGAGCAATTAAGCGAAGGCGTTCCATTACGCCAGATATGCAGAGAGAACGACGGGTTCCCAGCATGGCGTACGGTTTACGATTGGATGGGTAAGGATCCCGCGTTATCCGCATCCATCGCACGCGCACGCGACATTGGCTACGACGCGCTGGCTGAAGAATGCTTGCTGATTGCTGACACGCCCCAGTTTGGTCAGAAGCAGGTAATGAGCGATGAAGGGGCGACCACCACCATCGAAGACATGCTAGGCCACCGCAAGCTTCAGATTGAAACCCGCCTGAAGCTGCTGGCTAAGTTCCACCCAACCAAGTATGGCGACCTGACGACCACGCGCCTGTTTGACATCATTCGCAACCTAGAGATGAAGACCCGTGCTGGAACTGCTTGACAGCGACACGGCCACGGAATTCGAGACGCGCTCCTCGCTCGAGAGGCTTGCAATTGTCAAACATTTGGAATGGGTCACCAGCGCCCACCCGCATCAGATCCCGCCTGACCTAGAGCTTGACTGGGCCGTGTGGCTGCTGTTGGCGGGCAGGGGTGCAGGGAAAACCCGATGTGCTGCTGAGACATTGTGGTGGTGGGCATGGATTCACCCGAACAGCCGCTCACTGGTATTGGCCCCTACATCAAACGACATCAAGCACACATGCATCGAGGGCGAGAGCGGATTGTTGGCCGTGATACCCGAAAGCTTACTGGTTGATTACAACAAGCAAGATCACCTGCTGACCCTGACGAACGGGTCAACTATTCGCGGCATCAGCGCAGACAGCTACGAGCGCCTGCGTGGCCCGCAGTTTCACTTTGCGTGGTGTGATGAGCTAGCCGCATTCGAGCACCTGAAAGACGCATGGGACATGATGACGTTTGGCCTGCGCCTTGGCACTGCGCCTCGCGTCATTGCGACCACAACGCCTAAGCCAAAGGATCTGATCCTCGAGCTTGTGGCCCGCGAGGGTGTTGACGTGGTGGTGGATCGCGCATCGACCTATGCCAACATCAGCAACTTGGCAGGCACGTTCACCGACCGACTCGAGCAGTACAAAGGCACCAAGCTGTACAACCAAGAGGTGCTGGGCGAGCTTGTTGACTTGGAAGAGGGCAAGGTTGTCAGCAGGGACATGTTCAACCTGTACCCAGCGTACACAGCAGACGGCCACCCAAACCCGTTCCCCAACTTCGAATACATCGTCATGTCGTTGGACTGCGCGTTCTCAGAGAAGACCCACAACGACCCAACTGCCTGCACCGTGTGGGGCGTGTTCAAGCCGCTGGATGGCCCTATGTCCGTGCTGCTGATCGACGCGTGGGCTGAGCACCTGAGCTTCCCAGACCTCAAGCCACGGGCCATTGATGAGTTCCAGACCGCGTATGGCGAAGGGCGTGACGCTAAGCGGCCAGACATGATGATCATTGAGGACAAGGCCGCAGGCATAAGCTTGATCCAAGAGCTAGCGCGTGCGGGTTTACCCTGTAGGGCCTACAACCCGGGCCGCGCCGACAAGATGCAACGCCTGCAAATCGTCGCCGCCATCATCGCCGCTGGCCGCGTCTGGCTGCCCGAGTCCGAGACAAAGCCCAACTACGTCAAATCATGGGCCGAGGGCTTCGTTGCCCAGATCTGCGCCTTCCCTGACGCTGTCCACGACGACTACGTCGATACGGCCACACAGGCCCTGCGCATACTGAAGGATGGCGGGTGGCTCGACATTGACCCCGCTCCGAGATATGATGACGACGACTTTGTAGACACAAAGCCTGCGCGTGTAAACCCATACTCAGCATAAACACCATGTCAAAACTTAGACCACTTGCCAAAGCTGCGAACAGTAAGCCATCAGCCATCATGTCATTGGCCGACGAAGTGCGTGCAGAGATGGCCGCTGATAAGGCGGCGAAGCTGGATA